GGCTTGCATTACTGCAGGGATTTCTTTACCACCCTCTTTAACAAGAACATTCTTCCAAGCCATATATTATCCTTAGACTGCTGAGAATGCGATTGCACCAGAGCTTTCTAAAGTCACAGAATATGTGACCTCACCATTGTACTCTCCTGCATATTCTAAAGAAGCAACCATAAACGCACCTGTATATGTTCCAAAATCAGGAACTAATATCTGGAAGTTTTTGAACGCTGTTGCATTCATTGCATCTTTTAGAGTAGTTTCAGTAGCAGCGTCAGTAAAGACACCTGAACCAGAAACTGACATAGAATGAATACCACCATCTGCTAACAACTCACGATTCCCAGAAGAATCTTTATTGGTAACATCTACAGCTTCATCATTGAGAGTTATGGAAGTAGAACGCAATCCACCAACTGTTACATAGGTAGAACCTGTGGTGTTGATTTTGAGCAGTAGTGCTGCTCCTTTTTGTGCTGCCATATTTTACTCCTTTATATTAACCTAATAATACTGCACGAAATCTCATGACACCATGTCTTGTTTTCCCATCTGGGTCTCTCATTATATCACCAAATTCAAACCGAAGATTTATCAGATTGAATCCACTGACACTTAAGCTACTATCATGCAATAAATCATGTACTCTGTCCATAATTTGTTTAGTTTCTTTACTGCCTTTATATTCCGACCAGATATGCAGTGTCAAGGTAGTTTCAGAGCCATTGACATCTTTTGTATCAAATTCTGTAACATTATCTTCACCTATTTGCACATAAGGAAAACTGGTGCTTTCAGGCACATCGTCAAAGACCGAAGCACCTAAAGTAGTCGTTAAATTGCTATCGCCAGACAAAGTGCTATAGATTGTACTTTGTAGGGCAAAACCTCCTATACTCATCTAATTACACCTTCTCGTTTGAAGATTTGATTGATTTTACGCTTGGATTTACGCAAAGCAGGTTGCATAAAGGGTCTAGCTGCCATCTTTTGTGTACCAAACTCTAAATGTTTACCATAATTACCGCCAGACCCATCATCAGCATAAGCTATGATCTTACCTACCACAGCATTTCTTTCTATATCCACATCAATAGATATGCTACTGGCAAGTGTACCTGTGTCACTAGCAGGAGCTTGACCTGCTGCTGAGGCAGTATGTGTTCTATTTGGATTGTATAAACGATATGTCCGACCTGATTTATTACCAGATAAAATACTAGACACTGCTTCTCCTCTGACCACCATCGCACTACTAGCGACAGCTCTTTTCAGGTTAGAACCTGCATTTTTGACAAATCTTTTGTGTAAGCGTCTTTGAAAAGCATCAAGGTTTTTAATACTCATTGTGCTACCCCTTCGGTACATGACAGCTTGTAGTATCTATCCCTCTCATCCACATTTAAGATGGCTTTGATGTTAAACGACCTACTCTCGTAAACAATGCGGTAGGAAGCGTCTATGTCACTTCTATAGCGGATAAATATGTCATGGGTGGTCTCGTCTTGAATTTTGCCTCGTTGGAAGCTCTCTTTACCGCTTTTTGGCACGATATTGGCATAAATGTCGGCTACTCTTGTATAGCTTTGCGATCTACCGCCTCCTGCATCAGTTGTATCGCTTGGGGATTGCAACTGAACTCTATATCTCATCATGCCGATAGAGTTCATGGTATTAACCTACCGCTAAGAATGAAGAAGAACCAATGCCTTTATGTATTACATAAGGTGCGTAGAGTTTTTTGACCATAGGTGGCATAGGTGCTGAGGCTTCGTACATATCGCCTCTGTGTTCGTATAAATAGGCGATGTGTTGCAACATACCCATACGAATCGGCTCTGGCACAGTGAATGCAGAGGTATATCCTGCCACATAGAGGACTTTTATAGCGTTTGCTACCCTAAGTGCTGTTGGAAAGGTTTCGCCCTTTCTAAGCACGATTCTGGCAGGTTCACGCACATTATCTACATAGTATCTACTAGCTGCCATAGTAGTTTCGGTATCGTCATCGTTGAAGGTGCTTACTGAGGTTACACTAGCTACAGGACTGGTCGGTAAGACTATGTGGTTTTTGTAATAATTAAGGTAAGGTCCTGTTCTAAAGCCTTCAAACAAAGGGTCGGCTAGTTCATCGTAAGCGTCTACAAAAAAGCTATGGGTTTGTGTCATCAACGATCTACCAGTGTGTTCTTCACAGATTCTCCTAGCAGTTTCTATAAATGGTCTTATTATTCTTTCGTCAGTGCTATCTTCTACTCGCAAGTATTCTTTGACTTCTTGTAAAGATAGAGGCTCTTGTGTGGGTTCGGTGGTGATCTGTAGTCCTGACATTACAAGACCTGTGCGATTACTTGTGAGCCTATAATTAATACATAGACTCCGATTATCATGGCTTCTACTCTAGCAAATCGCTTACTGCCAGACTCTAGCCTTTTTTCTATATTTTCATAACGAATTGCACATATCTGCTCATGCGAATCCAACGCTATGGCTACATCACTTGTCGTCTGATTCTTCTTCTGTCTCGGCATCCTCTACTTCCTCAGTTTCCGACTCATCTGAATCAAGTAAAGGCTTTAGTACCTCTAAGTAATGCTTCTGCAATATATCGTTTTTTTCTAAGCCAAACTCGGCATTAGTTTTTATGGTTTGTGATTCTTTGCTAAGTATCTCAATCTTCGTGTAAAGCAACTTGGCTTCGTCATTCATGTCTGCTACCTGATAGGTCACATCCTCGCCTGTCTCTGATTTCATTACTAGCGTTCTTTCGTCTTTATTAGCTTCTGCCATTTTTATCTCCTTTTTCTAAAGTTAATCTATATATCATATCAGTTGTTTACTAATGTTCAAGATGAAAACTCTGATTGAGGTGGCTCATCTTCAGAGGCTATGTCTTTATCAAGCTCTGTCATATCAACATGGTTTTCAACATAAGTTTGTAGCTGTTTTTCACTCATAGCAGTTACAGCTTCTTGTTCAGGTATCCCAACAAGAATTAATACTTCTCTAAAAAATTCTACATCTTTTGAATTAGTATCAATCCTTACAGCTTTTATTTCTGTAGTTCTGTTTCCAGACTGTACTCTATCTATGCTTTTCCAACTTGCTGCCATAATTATATTGCCAATCCATAATATATTGTTCCATTAAGGTTAGCTGTGTTCTGCCCACCTGCTGGAGTGTTAACTATTTTTAGTGTTCTTGTATTATAAGCACCACCACTTGTGAATGAAATAGTGTGGTATGAACTTCCACTACCACCAGAAGCAGAATGTAAAGTTTGAATACTCAAACCTGAATAGTGGTTCATCATTGATATTCTAAAGTGTTGTGAAATAGCTCCATTTCCAGAATATCCGAGGTGTACTCCTGCTTCTACAAACTTTTGATAAGCCATGTAGTAGCTTGATGTCCAAGTATTAGCTGATGTTGAGCTTGACCAAGTTATAGTCTCATCACCTGAGTATGTTCTTTGGTTGTCGCCATATTGTTGGGCGTTTCCACCATTTAATCTAAGCCAATGGTTTGCGTCTAGTTTCAAACATTCGCCACCATTTACTTCCATGATAATGCCACCATTAGCAGCAGCATTTATTTTTATGAAATCGTTGTCGCCACGAATACTACAAGTGTTATTGCTTGAGAAATTAACTGCACTTGTACCACTATTACTTAACTGTATTCTTCTATCAGCACCTCCTGCGAGAGCTATATTTCCATTGAATAAAGCTGCTCCTGCATCTGACATATCAAGAGTAAGAGCAGTTATTACACTACCACTATCATTACCTTGAAATATTACATCTTTATCTTGTTGAAATGACCTAAGAATAAAATTACTACTTCCATCATCTTTCATGGTCATAATAGTAGTGCTGCCAGTATTTAAAAAAGATTCCCCTTTTAAAGTAATACCATCATTAAACGTAGCAAAACCTGCCGCTGACATATCAAGTGTAAGAGCAGTAACGTCAGAACCACCATCATTCCCTTGAAATATTATATCTTTATCTTGAGTAGGATGATTTATATAAAAATTACCACTAGAATTAAAAACTCTTCCAAAAGATGTTCCTCCATCTTTAAAAAATATTTCAGCACCATCTGCATCAAGCGTTATATCACCTGCAGAGTCTAAAATTATCGCTTGTGCGGAAGCTATATCTAAACTACTTGCTTTCGTAGTTATAGAGCTATGCTCTACATCATTCTTCTCAAATAGTATCTGTTTAGCATCTGCTGTGTCGTCTCTAGCTAAACTTAAATATCCTGCTCCAAGTTCTACTGCATTGACATCGCCCATAGAAGCACCAATGCCTACCGCCTGAGCTGTACCACCACCATTGTAGATAACTCCAGAAACATCAATTCCTCCTGAAAAAGTTTCTATTTTCTTAGCATTATCGTGGTATAACTCTACTGCTCCATTTTCTGTAAAAGTTGCATAAGTTTCATTATTAGTTGTATTTTTAAAAGCTAAATTTGCTGCTCTAAGGTCTAATCTACCTGTATTGTTAAGAATAACTGAATTACTACCATCATGATAAATCCTTAAATCGCCACCACTAGCAGCACCTAACTCTATTTGCACACTATCCCCAAGTATCAAATCCCCTGTCATAGTGCCACCAGACAAAGGTAATACTGTGCTAAAGAAAT